GACGCAAAACCTTTGCCGCATGTAAGCCAAAGACCATTCCTTGACGCATCTAATGTCGCATGGTCTTCGATGGTGTCAATCATTTTGACCGTGAAGCCCGCACAATGTAGAATTTTGATGGTGCATCGCGAGGAATAGAGATGGACACGCAGACGCTGATCAACTTTGCCCTGGGATCATTGCTCGCCTTGATAGGATGGCTTGCGCGACAACTCTGGGAAGCGGTTGAACGTCTCAAGGCTGACATTCATCAGTTAGAGGTTGAACTTCCAAGCCATTATGTGCGGCGAGAAGAGTTTTTCGATGCATTGAAAGAAATCAAAGACCTTTGCAGGCAGATATTTGAAAAGGTTGACAGCCTTGAGAAGCGGAAGGCTGACAAGTGATTGATGCGGACACCATCACCAAGCCTGTTGCTGTTGTGACTGCGGTCATGGCGATGATTGGTGGTGGGTACTCGCTCTATGACAAGATCAAATTGCCACCGAAAGACATCCTTAAATGGGATGCAGATCACTTCAGCATCACCAGCGGACCAGCATCAGGCCAGTTCAAGGTGGTTGTAGCCCGCCAAAAGATCAGGGACGATTGCACGGTTGAGGATTTCAGCCTTGAGGTGCGTGATTCGGATTACATGGTTCACAAGGCAAACCCATCAGTTGCTAAATTCTCTGGACCGGCCAGCCCGACAGTGGACAAATTTGGCTACACAATGACCGTGGACAACCCAAGAGCAGTTGCGCCAGGCGCAGCAAAATTGATCGCTCGGATTATGTACAAATGCCCAGAAGGAAATGTTGTGATCGCATACCCAGATCACAAGAATCTAATGTTCACCATAGAGGGGGAATGAATGGACCCCCTCACCGTCCTTGCAGTCGCCAAGGGGAGTTATGAGGCCATCAAGGCTGGAATAGCTGTTGGCAAAGAATTGCAGGGAATGGCAAAGGATCTTGGGTCGCTGTTTGACAGCGTTGCCCATATCACGCGAATCGCCGCTGATCCCAAGGGGAGCTTTACATCAGGCAAATCAGCCCAGCAGATCGCGATGGAAGCCTACGCTGCAAAGGCTGAAGCCGACGCGATGATGGAAGAGATCAAAAATCACTTCATTGGCGAGTTTGGCATTGTTGCCTGGGATCAGGTGCTTGCGGCGACAACCCAGATCAAGAAGGATCAGCGGGCGGCGGCATTGCAGGCCCAGCGTGAACAAGAAGAAATGATGCAGGGCTTTGTAACAGCGATGATCTTCATTGTTGGCGCAGTGGCGTTCCTGATGATGTTCATCGCCATCCTCTATTTCATCTTCGGGAGGTAAATATGGATCTACTAGAGAAGTTTGGGCCGCTGCTCGGCCAGGTTGCCCCTACCATCGCCACGGCATTGGGAGGCCCGCTGGCAGGGGTTGCCGTAAAGACCCTATCAAGTGCGCTGTTCGGGCATGAAGACGCCTCAGAGGACCAAATTTCCGAGGCTATGGCGTCTGCAACGCCAGATCAGTTGGCGGCGATCAAGAAGATTGATGCTGACTTCAAGATCCAGATGAAGTCGCTCGACATTGATCTGGAGCGCATCGCGGCTGGTGATCGAGACAGCGCCAGGCAGATGCAGCGCGAGACAAAGGACTGGGTTCCAAAGGTCCTCGCCATTGTTATCACATTGGGTTTCTTTGGCATCCTGGTCTGGATGCTGCTTAATGGGATGCCAAAGACAGGCACCGAAGCGCTTCTGATGATGCTGGGCGCTCTTGGAACGGCATGGACCGGCGTGATAAACTTCTATTATGGGTCATCGGCTGGATCAAAAGCCAAGACAGATGCAATGACTGCTAAAGGTGACAAATGAGAGAGAACTGGGACGACTGCTTCGAGATGGTCCTGAAGCACGAAGGTGGATATGTGAACGATCCTCGTGATCCTGGAGGCCGCACGAATCTGGGTGTTACCCAGCGTGCCTGGGAATCCTACTGGAACCGCAAATCATCTGAAGAGGAGATGCGGAAACTGACGCCAAACATCGTCAAGCCGTTCTACAAGGCGATGTATTGGGACAAGATTCGGGGCGATGATCTGCCTGCCGGGGTGGATTATGCGGCCTTCGATCTGGCTGTGAATTCAGGCGTTGGGCGGGCATCAAAGTATCTCCAGCAGATCGCCGGGGTGACGGCGGATGGTGTAATCGGCCCAAAGTCACTGGAAGCAATCAAATCCCGTGATCCAAAGGAAACGGCGGATGCGCTCTGCGATATGCGGATGGACTTCCTGAAACGCCTGCCGACCTTTGAGACATACGGCAAAGGCTGGAGCCGCAGGGTGGCAGAGGTTAGCGTCAAGTCTGGGGAAATGGTACAATCTGGTTGAACAGATCAGGTGATCTAAATGGCTGATTTCGGCATTGCAGCACTTCCTATTGCCGCCTTTCCCATCTCGGGATCGGCGCAGCAAGATGCTGCGGCTGATTCTGTCGGAACGGCCACTGGGACATCTACCGCAGCGGCTATTAGCGAGGTCATTGCGTCTGGTGTTGGGTCTGCGGCTGGGACATCAACGGCATCTGCAACCAGTGAAATCATCGCGTCTGGCGTTGGTTCTGCGGCTGGGACATCGACGGCAGACGCCATTGGTGTCCAGGTCTTCGGGGCAGTTGGGGCTGCGGCTGGAACCTCAACGGCGGATGCAACAGGAACATCTGTTGCGGCGTCCGCTGGGTCTGCGGCTGGAACGTCAACCGCAGCGGCTGTTGGAGCATCAACGGCTGCTGGCATTGGATCGGCGGCTGGGACATCTACGGTTCAAGCGGTTGCGGCTCCGATTGCTGCGGCAGTTGGATCTGCGGCTGGCACTTCGACTGCCCAGGCTGTTGATATTGCAATTGCATCGGCGGTTGGGTCAGCCATTGGAACATCGACTGTCCAGGCGGTTGGCGCTCTTATCTTCCAAGCCGTTGGATCAGCGGCAGGAACCTCAACAGCAGCGGCAAACAGCAACACGATCATCGTGGCTGTTGGGTCTGCGGCTGGAACATCGGCGGCAACGGCAGTCGGAGATGGGATTAACTTTGTTACCGGCGTTGGCTCGGCAGCAGGCACCAGCACGGCATCCGGCGTTCTCCGTGCCACAGCCATCATGGTTGCTACGGCAGCAGGAACCAGCACGGCGGAAGGTGTTCTGCGGGCAACTGCGGCTAGTGCTGGATCAGCGGCGGGAACTTGTGTAGTATCGGCAGTCGGGAAAGACATTGGTTGGCAACCTATCCCTGCGCCGGTTGACGAGTGGGATGACATCGCACCGCCTGTCAGCGTTTGGGGATCTGTTACGCCACCTGTCAGCACTTGGAACGATATTGCGCCACCTGCCACTAGTTGGGATGATATACCGCCACCGACAACGACATGGCAGAAGGCTGCGTAGGAGCTAACCAATGGCCGATTCATTTACAGCCAATCTAAACCTGACAAAGCCAGAGGTGGGCGCATCGCGTGACACCTGGGGAACCAAGCTCAACACGGATCTGGATACGCTGGATGCCTTGTTTACGGCTGCGGGCACTGGAACGTCCGTTGGGTTGAATGTTGGCGCTGGAAAGACGCTGAGTATTGCCGGGACGTTGAGTGTTGCCGGAACAGTCTCTGGTGCTGGGTTTTCTAGCTATGCAACCCTGACAGGAACGCAGACGCTTACTAACAAAACGCTGACAGCTCCTGTCATTGCAACCATTGTTAACACTGGAACACTGACACTCCCAACTTCTACAGACACAATTGTTGGGCGAGCTACTACGGACACACTGACAAACAAGACGCTGACAAGCCCAATAATTAGTGGTGGATCTCTCAATAGTACGCCAGTGGGTGCAACAACGCCATCAACAGGAGCATTTACAGCGCTATCTGCATCTGGCGCTGCAACACTTAGCAGTACGTTAGCAGTAACTGGTGCATCCACGCTCACAGGCACTGTAACAACTACGACTATTACTAGTCCTTCTGCAACAGCTATGACTATTCAGTCGGGTAGCACGACTGCAATGACTATTGGAACAAATCGAAATATTGGAATTGGTGGTGCGGTTTCCTCTGACACAACATATAAGTGGCTCACCCTTACCGGCCCCACAACTTCTGGTGGCGGAATTGTTCAAGTTCAAAACAGCGATGCCAGCGTATCTGCAAACTTTTTTTGCAACAACATTGCAGGATACATTGGCACGGGGACTAGCCATCCACTTTTGTTTCGCATCAACAGCTCCGAAGCAGCCCGCATTGACGCAAGCAACAATTTGCTAATCAATGGTACAAGTTTATTTGCGCCAGGAACATCTACTGGTGGTAAATTTCAAGTGTTTGCTTCATCAACTGCTTCAACGGCTGGAATGATTGTTCAAAACACTGGAAATGGTCTTGGTTTTACAAACAATAGTGGAACAGCAAATTATAATGCTATTATTTTTGCCAACGACGGGGCAACCAGTTCTTATTGTGGTGGTGTATCTGTATCAGGAACAACCACATCATTTAACACAACATCTGATTATAGGATGAAGGAAAACGTATCGCCTATTACGTCAGGGCTGTCTGTAATTTCTGCATTGAATCCTGTTGATTACACATGGACCAGCACACAAGAAAAAGGTGAAGGCTTCATTGCACATGAACTGCAAGAAATCATTCCTCTTTCTGTCAACGGCGTCAAAGACGCTGTAGATGTTAATGGTAAACCTAAATATCAGAGCGTGGACTACAGTAAAATTGTTGTTCACCTTGTTGCCGCAGTTAAAGAACTATCTGCCAAGAACGACGCAATTGAAGCCCGTCTTTTTGCGCTGGAGGCTAAACAATGAGCATTATATACACTTGGGTTATTCAGCAGATGGATTGTTATCCGCGGGCTGATGGTCAAACGGATGTAGTTTTTGTGGTTCATTGGCGAGTTAACGCATCAGACGGAAGTTACACAGCAACCAGTTATGGAACTGTTGGCGTTACTTACGTTGCTGGCGCACCATACACGCCATATGTTGATCTTACGCAAGATCAGGTTGTGGGATGGGTTCAGACTGCTATGGGGCCTGAGCAGATTGCCAGCATAGAGATTGGGCTTGCTAACAACATTAAAAATCAGGTTAATCCACCTGTGGTCTCTCCTGAACTGCCTTGGATTTGACTTCAAAAAACCTGGAACATTGAAAGGCTGGAAACATGCCACTTGCACCAATCACCATTCCTCATGGTGTCGTCAAGACAGCCACGCCTTTGCAGGTGAAGGGGCGCTATTGGGATGCCAATCTGGTGCGTTGGCGCTCTAACAAGCTGCTTCCTGTTGGCGGCTGGCAGCGCATCACGGCAACCCCTCTTGCAAGCACACCCAGAGCCTTGTTCACCTGGACAACCAATGCAGGGACGCATCTGACAATGGTTGGATGCGGCGACACTCTATATGCGCTTGAGGGTGCAATTTATACGGACATCACGCCTGCCAACTTTGTAGGTGAAGAAGCTGGGTCAGTTGGTGGCTATGGCGCCTGGAACTATGGGACTTTGCTCTATGGCGATGACACGGATGCCACCTATCCAAGGCCGCAGTCTGCTTACTTCTATGGATCGTTCTCGTGGACCTTTGATAACTGGGGCGGCGATGTTCTGGCGGTTGCATCAAGCGATGGCCGGTTGCTGCATTATGGCGAGGGCGAAGATCAGGCGCACCCTGTTGGCTATAATGACATAGCAACTGCTGTCAGGGCTTCCAACGTCATAACAATCACCACAGACCATCATCATGGGTTCATTGTTGGTCAGTCTGTGGTCATTACAGGAACCAGCGTTGGTTCGATGAATGGGACGTTTACAATTGCAACGGTTCCAACTGATTCATCATTTACCTATGCCAACTCAGGGACAAATGCGTCTGGAACAGGTGGCGTGGCAAAGTCTTCTGGTGCCGATCTTCCTCCTATCAACAACCGAGGCGTCATCGTTACAGCAGAACGCCATGCAGTTTTGATTGGCGCAGGCGGAAACAATCGCCGGGTCGCATGGTCTGCATCAGAGGATTACACCAACTGGGATTATGCCGACACAACGATAACTTCCGGCTATCTCGATCTTGATACATCCAGCGGGATCATAATGTGTGCGGCGGTTCGCGAAGGCACCCTGATTTGGACTGAGGACGAAGCATGGCTGATGCGCTACATTGGTCTTCCCTACATCTACGCCATTGAGCGCGTTACAGCAGAACGCCATGCAGTTTTGATTGGCGCAGGCGGAAACAATCGCCGG